CCAGACGAAAATAAATTAGGTTACGACATCGTTGACGATGTTGTAGTTTTTATGCGCAATGATCCAGTGTTTTACAGAAAACATTATTTTCCTGCCATGGCTAAATTAGCGGACACACTTAATACCGGAAAAGAAATAAATCGCAAATCTCAAATGAATCCGTTAGTAGATTCGGGCATTAACACCTACTGTAAAAAGTTTAATCTTCCTAAAAAACCAGCTGACCTGTTTACATTAGACGACAGGTCTGCCATAATGGACAGAATTTACTCTGAAGAATTGGAAAATATTAAAAAAGGTGAATATCAATGAGGTTTAGCGAGTTTAGAGAAAGCAGACAACACAATCTCGTTCTAACAGAAGGTGCTCGCATCGAACATCTGGAAGACCTTGTGTTTAGAGAGCTTCCTCCGAGCAAAGGTGCAGCTCGTGCGCTCCAGAGCCTTATCAATCTAGAACAAGGCGGGCATCAAGACGTAACAGTTAAATGGGACGGATCGCCTGCTATTATTTTCGGACGTAACGAAGAAGGCGAATTTGTACTCACAGACAAGAGTGGCTTTACTGCTAAAGGCTATGATGGCAGAGCTAAAAGTTCTAAGGAACTTAAAAACATGTTCCTTAATCGCTCAGGCGGAAAGAACAAAGACAATCCAAGTTATGTAGAGTTTGCAAACAAAATGGCAGACATTTTTGATGAGTACGAACGTGCAACACCCAAAGACTACAGGGGCTTCTTTAAAGGCGATTTGCTGTATTTTAATACTCCGCCACTAAAAGACGGAGAGTATGTTTTTAAGCCAAACATTGTTGAATATCGTGTGGACGCTGATTCAGAACTTGGCGAAAAGATTGGCAAAAGCAAAACTGGAATTGTTATACACAGAGAAGTTGATGCGGACGGCAACGAGGGCCCTTTAAAAAACGGCGACGTCTTACAAGGCGACGAAGTATTAGTAGTGCCGCCAGTTACGGTATCAGAAGCACCTAACATAGACGACACCAGTGTCAAAGAACTCAAAGCAATAATTTCAAAAGATGCAGCAGCAATGGATTCTTTGCTGAACTTAGATACCCTTACGCAGCTAAAGCTTAAAAAACTACCAGAAGTATTTTATTCATACATGAATAGCAAGGTAGACAGCGGACTAGAAGACTTAGGCAGAGATTTTGTAGAATGGGTTAAATCAAGAAACCAATTAAGCGAATCAGCCAAGCAAAAGATTATAGAATATATTTCAGAAAATCAGCAAGGGTTTAACGCTCTCTGGGAAGTTGTTTCAAAAATACAACAAGTTAAAGATGATGTAATTAATCAACTTGATAATCAGCCCGGAGTGCCTGTAAAACAAAACATGTCGAGCGGTGATGATTCAGTTGAAGGCGGCGAGGGCTATGTGTTAGCTCACCCAGAAGGCGATATCAAGCTGGTGCCTAGACAAACATTTAGTAAATTCAACAGGGCAGTGGAGAGATAAATGAGACTAAGACATCTATTCGAACAGGCGCCTGCCAAAAAAGTTGTAGCAGTAATGCCCGGCGGGTTTCACCCTTTCCACCCTGGACACAAAAGTTTATACGATTGGGCTGTAGAAACATTTGGACAAGACAACGTTTATGTTGCAGCAACAAACGACACCAAGTCAAGACCTTTTCCTTTTGATGTAAAACAAAAACTTGCAGCCATGGCTGGAGTACCTGCTAATAAATTTATGCAGGTTAAGTCACCGTTTAATGCTCTAGCATACGAAGGTATTATTGGCAATCCTGAAGATACAGCAATTGTATTTGTTCGCAGCGAAAAAGATAAAACCAGTCATCCGTTGCCAGATCAAATTCGTAAAAGCGATGGAAGGATGGGCTATTTAATTTCTTATAAAGGAAATGAAAATTTAGAAACAGCTGATACTCATGGATACCTGGCTTATGGTCCTACCATAGATTTTGATTTTAGCGGTATGCAGATTAAAAGTGCAAGCGAACTAAGAGCAGCATGGCCCGAAATGTCGGACGAAGACAAACTACAGGCTGCTGAATTAATGTACCCTAATAATGCACAGACTGCTGTACAACTTCTTGACAAAGCACTGGGCGTTAAAGAACTAGAACCTGCAGAGGGGACCAACGAGATGGCTGCATACAAAGGTAATTTAGGGCTAATGGAATTGTTTAAGTTTTTCTCCAAAGCAGAAAAATCAGATCCTGAGCTAGTAACCCAAGTAAAAGAATTAATCAAACAAGGTGAGGACAAGTTAGTTTGGAAGATAGTCCAAGACTATACAGATACCAAATTAGTAGGCAAGGAGTTTGAAGGTTCTATTGCAGAAGCGGTTATTGAACATGCATATAAAAGTAAGCTAAATAGACGTTATGGATGATTTGGAATATATCAAACGTCTTGCAGGCGTTAATGAATTTAAAGGATATGCTCCTTACGAAGGTTCTAATATCAGTGTAACCGGCACTGAAAAGAAAAGAATAGAACGCGAAGACGGCATTGAACCCGGAACTGACGACTGGTTTAAACTTTGGTTTAGCCGCCCTTATTGGAAGGGTCAAGAATATCCGCCGGGCTTGAGAGGACGTAAGAAAAAATGAAAATGAAAGACATACTGTTAGAGTACGAATCTCTTATTCCGCAACCAAGCACCCTAAAAGTAGATGTAAGCTCATACGAATTTATACAACTAATGAAAGAGTTTAGATCCGAGCAAGATACCAGAGCCGAAGGTGACAAGGGTCTTGTGATGTTTTACACTGACCAAGAAAAACAAGAATTTCAAAAGTTCTTAAATTCTAAAGGTGTTAATTTTAAAGATATTGGGTCACGATGAAACTGCGCGAACTTTTTGAATACGGAAGGGTAGTTAAAGGAGTCAACACAACTGCTGACGTAGGCCCTGACGAAATTAAAAAGCAAGCAGCCAAGTTTGGCAACACTGTGGACAAAGACGGTCGTCCTCCTACCTTAAGCAAAAAAGTAAAAGGGTCTAGCACAAATGTACTGTTTAATCTCGGGTTAAGTGAATCTCAAAATCATACTCTTTATCAAGAAGCACTAGGCGAAATAGCAAGTGCTACAGAGATTTATGTAGACATGGATGGTGTTCTTGCAGACTTCTTTGGTGACTGGGCTAAACTTATGAATGTTGACGATTGGAGAGACATTAATAAACAGCACAGCATTGACGATGCTCTTGAAAAAATCAAGCAAACAGATGACTTTTGGATGAATCTGCCGTTAACTTCGAATGCTAAAGCACTGCTCAATCTTATCAAACAGGTAAGAGGGTCTTACAAAATACTATCTTCTCCGCTACCAGGAGACAAAAATTCCGAACCACACAAGAGACTATGGGTAGAAAAACACTTGAGTTTCTTTCCTCCCGAAGAAGTTATTATAGAACACGACAAAGCAAAGTATGCTACACAGCCAGATGGAACACCTAATATACTCATAGACGATTACGGTGTTAACATTCAAAAATGGGAAGCAGCAGGAGGCATTGGCTTTAAGCACAAAGATCACAAGTTTGAAAGAACTGCTAAAAATATTAAACAGCACATAGAAGAACCTGTAGAAGAAAACTTTGCTGACGGAAAAGTAAAAGGTAAAAGCAGACCCGGGCGTGTAAAACGTGCAGGTGCTAGTTGCAACGGCAGCGTAACAGATTTAAGAAAGCGTGCTAAAAATGCAAGCGGCGAAAAAGCTAAAATGCTGCATTGGTGTGCAAACATGAAATCAGGGAAGAAGAAATGAAAATTAAAGATATTGACGAAAGCTTAATAAAAGAAACCACAACAGCTGGTGCAGTTGCTAGTAGCATGGGCGGCGGTAACGGATTTGTCAACGGCGGACCTGGCACACTAAGTCGCACAGGCACCAAGAAGACCAAGAAAAAGAAAGTTTCTAAACGCCAGTCTAGATAAATACTAACAATACTACATAGTGGAGTCTATTAATGCGCAAACAAGATTTAAAATCTTCGATCAATGAGGGCCTAGCTGATTTAGCACAGCGAGCCGAGCATGATCACGAAGTTCAGATGGCACGTGCCGATCTATACAAAATTGCCAAATATGCAATTAAATTACATGAAATGCTCAAAGGAATTTCTGAGGACGAAGGATTAGAAGGCTGGCAGCAGGCTAAAATTACTAAAGCTAGTGATTACATCAGTGCTGTGTATCACAACCTAGACTACGAGACGAAATTCAATGGTGCTGGTGAATTAGGCGAAGGCAAGTATAAATCAGACAAACAGCGCAAAGCTATACATGCAGCCAAAGGCGAAAAGAAATCTAAAAGCTATAAAGAAAGCCTTGCACACAGATTGTCAGAAGAAGCAGAATCTGAATTACAGCAAAAAGCAGCTGGCGCAGCACTATCAGCTAAACGAGGCGAAACGCCTGTAAGCAAGTTAAAAGGTGCTGCCAAAGATATGTATAACAGCATGTCTGAAAAAGAATTGAGAGACTTTGCAAAAACAAAACATGCAGGCTTACCTGAAAAAAAATGACAAGGAACAACTATGAGCGACATTAGGAATTTACTGGAAAGTCTGGATCGTTTGGACGAAGCACAGCAACACGATTTTTTAGATGAAATTGTAGACAAGTATGCCGACGATGAAATGACTATCGAAGACTTATCAAGTATGGAGCAAGAAGCAGAAGATGCTGATCCTCCCGATACTGGATTTATGTCTAGAGTGCGCAGAGGCTTCTTAACTAAAAGTTACAAAAAGAAGTATGTTCTTGCAAAGGCTGCTGACAAGTTAGGTTTACCTGGGTTATATGATTCCCAAGGCGACGATTTTTTCTATTTAGACGACGATGGTGAAGCAAAAGGCGCAGGCAGTGCTAGTAAATCCGATGCAGAAGCTATAAATTCTAAAGGATTACTGCCCGACAACGTAGCAGAGAAATTTGACCTAGCGGGCGACAAAGACACTTCACAAGATCAAGATGATGCGCCACAAACTGACGATGAGTTGGACGCAGACAGTGCTGACCAAGGATCCGAACAACAAAGCGGATCAGGTACTAAACTTTCCGACGGTAGTTCGTTTGATGCAGGAAACGAAAGATCAAGAACGCTTGCTGCACAAAAAGCAGGCGAACTTCTAAATCGCTATAAAGAACTGTTACGCAAGATGAACGAAAGTGCTCCAATTAGTATTCGTGGCTATCTTAAAGAATATAACTTATACGAAACATTTTTAACCGAAGCATTAAACGACGAAGAAAGAGCAGAACTTGCTGATATAATCGACGATCTTAATACATTAGTTGACTCTGAAGGTCTTTTAAGTCCGCAGAATCAGGAATTGTTTAGAAGAGAAATTACAGATGCACCAAGTCCTCAAGAGCTAAGAGGCGCAGGTACACAAGATGACGAAGCACCAGCAGACTCCGGCGACACCGGCGGAGACGAAGAAACTCCACCAGAAGCACAGCAAGCTAGTGATGCTAGTGGAGATCAGGGCGCAGATACTGCTCCAGGCGAAGGTCCGACAGCAGGATCACTAAAAGCGTTTGCAGATAGTGGCAAGGGCGGACTGGCTAATGATCCGGACGAAGAAGCTGCTATTGAAGAATTACAACAGTACTTAACTGACCTAGGATTTGATCCTAACGGTGTAGACGGCAAGTATGGTCCTGGTACTATAAAAGCTGTTAAACAGTTCCAAGAGTACACAGGCGCAAAAGTTGACGGCGACGCAGGTCCAGAGACAATTGGTAAAATTATAAAGTTAAGAGGTATCAAATGGGGCGAAGGCGGTAGTAAGTCATTTGTAGACTTCCGTAATGCAATGAGCCGTATGGAAGAACTGCTGCAAAAAGCAGAAGGCGGTGATACTGCTAACGAATCAAATGATATGCGTAAATATTTGGCTATTTTCGAACGCATACTCAATGAAGAATTATCCGATACTGAAAGAGAAGAACTGCAAGGACTAGTCAGCGATTTACAAAGTGCTTATGACGATCCCGAATGGCAGCAAGCATTACCTGATTCAGCACTGGAAAGATTCACAAATAATTTTGATCGTGCAAAAGAAATTGTTGGTGACACAGCAGACGACGAAGACGGCGACGAAAACGAAACACAAGATGTTGCAACAATGGATGATGCTGAAAAAGCCAAAGCAATATACGACGGTATCGATGGTATGGGAACTGACGAAGAAGCAGTTCTTGCAGTATTAGGTTCCATTGCAGACGAAGCAGAATTAGACAGAGTAAAACAGGCATTCCAGCAATTGTACAATGAAGATATGATGGAATGGATTGATTCGGAAGTTTCGTTCAGTGATCAAGATGCAGTTGATAACATGATTAGTCGCATCACCGGCGATTCGGATTCGCCGCAAACAGTAGAAGATATTGTTGGCGCAAGCGAAGCGGCTGATGCATTAGACGATGCATTAAATGGTGGTTTCTTCTTTGGCTTAGGTACAGAAGAAAAAGCAGTATTAGAAATTCTTGGTCGAATTAGTACTAGAGATTTTCCAACTGTTATGTCTGAGTTTGAAAGAAAAACAGGTACTAATCTGTTAACTGACCTAGAAAGTGAACTAAGCGGAACTGATAAAGAGCGTGTAAACGATATTATTAAACGCTTTGGTTATGAATTCCAAGATGAAGCACCAGGTTATAAAGAAGTCGGTAGCGGAGGCGCTTCCGACGAAGAAGGCGGCGACGAAGACGATGCAGATGGATCAGACACAGCAGATTCAGAAAATGTTCCTGCAAGACCTACTGGCGGCGGAAGAAGCAAAGCAGCACAGCGAAGTCGTTGGGATCGTCAATATTCACAAACACACAATCCTGACGGTACTCCTAAATCGGCTGGAAACAATCAAAGCGGCGCTGCAAACATTGCACAGCGTCCTGATCCCGCTACACCAGAAGATGCAATGGAAATTGTTGCAGCATCCAAGGATCAGCAACAAGAAATATTAGCTGGGTTAACTCCAGAAGAACAAGCATTATACAGAGAAATGCTTGCAGCACAAGGTGACAACTAATGAAAATATTCGAAGTAACAAAACTAAAAGAAGCAGAAGTAGATCCAGCATTATTTGATAAGATAAAAAAATCTATCGCAGTCTACAAACAAAGCAAAAGCAATAATGCTGCTAGTGATGATGCTGATAGTGGTGCTAGTGCCGGCGGCGCACAGGGTAGTAACCCTAATAAAGAGCTGAGAGATATAGCACAAACTGTTCGATCAGGCAAATCGCAGCTTTCGAAAGATATAGATGCTATATTAAGTAAGCCCGGTATAGATGCTCAATCTGCTCACATGGAAATAATGAGCAAAATACAGAATGCAGCAGGAATTGCAGCTACTCATGTTATAACCTCCGCAAACATTAAAGGTCGGAGGAGAACAATGTTTACTAAAAAAGCTCGAATGGTAATACGTGGCGCCGCATTTGGTTACATTAATAAAAAGCATCTAGGCGGCAGTGACACTAATTATAAAGTCAACACTAAAGACATGATTGAAAAAATCCTACAATCAAAAGGTGGCAAGCAACAAGCAGCAGGCGGGCAGCAAGCAACAGGTAGACAACGAGATTTTTAAAATCGGAAATACTTGTGAATGGATTTAGAAAAAAATATTGAAGATTGGATTTTAGAAAAACTAAGCAGTCCTAGTCCCGTCTTTAATAATTTTCCAATATGTCCATTTGCTAAACAGGCCTGGCTCAACAATAAAGTATATATAAAATATCATCAAGACTTAAATTTAAAAGAAGATACAATCCTTTTAAATAATTACGAAGTTATTATATATGCATACGACCCTTCGACTATTTCTCCGGAAGAACTATCAGATAAATCTCTAAGTATGTGCAACCAAGAAGTTGTTGCACTCGAAGATCACCCACATGAAATAGAAGAAATACAAAATGTTTTATTAAACAACGGTACTTACGCTTTGATTCTAGTACAGCAACGAGACAAACTAGAACAAGCTAGGACAATTTTAAAATCTAAAAATTATTATAAAAATTGGGACAAAAAATACCTCGACGAGGTATTGTCTCAATGACCTACTGTAGAATAGACCTTAGCAAAACAAACTATCAGGAATTGGAATATTACACAGTTCTGAACGATACCTACTACCACCAGATTACCGATATATACTATCAATATTGCAGTTATAAAAAGTTTACAAGTGTGGTTCCTATATTTTACGAAGACATTACATCACCATATACTGAGATACTGGGCTACTATCACGATAATAATTTAGTTGCATTTAGTCTAATATACCTGTATAATAGTAGTAACTGTGCAGCAGCAGAACAATTTGCCTGGGACTACAAAACACCAAACTTAAGGTTAGGCTATCGCAGTTTAGAAAACGAATGTGCTAGATACAAACGACTAGGGTATGATTATCTATACATTGGCGAATATGACAAATATAAAGAAAGTTTTGACGGATTTGAAATAGTAGGCACATTAGATGACAGAAACACTTGAAGACTGGGAAGCATGGGAAAAATATCCTCAACATCGTTGGGTATTCGATAAACTATCACTAGCAGTATGCCTAGGGCATTACGCAGGTCCTACACCATTGCCTGTAAACAAAACAGGAGAGTACATTGTTCGTCCAATATACAATCTGAACGGAATGGCAGCAGGTGCAAAAATAATGACACTAGAAGCAGGATATGTTTACGACTTTCCTCCTAGTTACTTTTGGTGCGAAAGATTCATTGGAGATCACCTGAGCGTAAACTACAAATGGCAAGGCAATGAAATTATCGAAACACACACTAGCGTAGGCGAAACAGATTACTCTAATCTGTCTAGATTTAAACGCTGGAAGCGCATTGAAAATAGAAACATAGTTCTGCCAGACTGGATAGAAGAATTTAGAGATGTTGAGGAAATAAACATAGAATTTGTTGACGGGCATATCATCGAAATACATCTACGTCCTGGTGTGGATTTTCCAGACGGTGCTATTGAGATTATTCCGGTGTACTCTACTACAGCATCTCAGGAAATTGCCAGTCTTTTATCTCAAGGCTACCAATTCGAAGAAAACTACATGGATGCTGAAAAAAATATTGAAGATCCTAGACTAGGATTTTTGTACAAATAGCTTGACTTTTTGTCAATGATATCATATAATTAACACAACTAACAATAGGAGAACCTAAATGAGTGACCGTACCTATGGCGCTGAAGAAAAAGCAAAACTTGAACGTCTTGTGCGTGAAGGTGTAACTGTACTACAAGAAGTAGAAGACCTAAACCAGGGTCTTAAAGAAACTGTTAAAGCAGTAGCAGAAGAACTGGATGTTAAGCCTGCACTTATCAACAAAGCTATTAAAATTGCTAAGAACCGTGACTGGGATAAACATGCAGACTACCACGAAGACTTGGAAACATTGGTTGCAACACTAGGTTACGACAAGTGATAAATCGAATTAAAGACTTTTGGGTCAGCAGCTACTATTCAGATAAAGTTGCATTTACTTACGAGCTGCTTAGTTTCGTGCTCACAGTAGGTGCTAGTTTGACATTGGCAATTACTGCTGCTGACCCTGACATGCGTTACGTTTATCCTGGATTCTTTCTAGGCAGTATTTTTGGAGTATTAGGCTATCTTCGCAGAAAGCTTGCATGGCCTTTGTTACTCACATCATACTTTGCTGTAGTAAATGTATTCGGATTTGGCGTAGCCATGTATTGGTGGTAATAAATAATTTTAGAGTCGTTCACTTTACGAACATGAAGATGGTCTGTTGGCCAAGAAACAACAAGGAGAAAAAATGCCATACGTTGATGCGATTTTTGATCGCGATTCAGATATTATTAGAACGGTTGAACGCCGTGACGGTAAAAGAACTTACCAAGACTTTCCAGTAAAATATACATTCTACTACAAAGATGCCAAAGGCAAATACAAGAGTGTTTATGGGGATCCCCTAAGTAGAATAGTTTGTAAAAATACCAAAGACTTTCGCAAAGAAGTTGCAATCAATAAAGATAAGACTTTATTCGAAAGCGATATCAATCCAATATTTCAGTGTTTAAGCGAGCATTATCTTAATCAAGATGCTCCTAAGCTAAACATTGCGTTTTGGGACATTGAGACTGACTTTGACCCCGAGCGAGGATTTGCTGATCCTAGCGATCCGTTTATGCCTATTACTGCAATTACAGTGTGCTTACAATGGCTAGATGCTCTAATTACACTTGCTGTGCCTCCTAAAGGGTTGCCTTTGGAACAAGCAGAAGCAATGTGTAAGAAACGCTGGGGCGATAGCATAATACTGTTCCCTAACGACGCAGATGGAAACGGCGAGCGGCAGATGTTGCAAATGTTTCTTGAGCTCATCGAAGATGCAGATGTTATTAGTGGTTGGAACAGCGAAGGTTATGATGTTCCTTATACTGTAAATCGTGTTAAGCGATTACTAAGCAACGACGATACTAGACGCTTCTGTTTGTGGGGACAGATGCCTAAAAAGCGCGAATACGAAAAGTTTGGCAAGACAGCAGAGACATATGATTTTGTAGGTCGTGTACACCTTGACAGCCTAGAACTGTATCGCAAATACACTTATGAAGAACGTCACACATATCGATTAGATGCTATTGGTGAACTCGAAGTAGGTGAAAAGAAAACAGTATACGAAGGCACACTTGATCAACTCTACAACAACGATTTTGAAACATTTGTAGAATACAATCGTCAAGACGTTGCACTGCTAGACAAGCTGGACAAAAAACTGCGCTTTATTGACTTGTCGAATGAACTGGCACATGCTAACACTGTGTTGCTACAAACAACAATGGGTGCTGTTGCAGTTACCGAGCAAGCAATTATTAACGAAGCTCATCACCGAGGACTACAGGTTCCTAATCGTCCCAAGCGAGACGACGAAAACACGCAAGCTGCTGGTGCGTATGTTGCGTTTCCTAAGAAAGGACTGCATAAGTGGGTGGGCTCAATGGACTTGAACTCACTGTATCCGTCCGTAATTCGTGCGCTGAATATGGCTCCAGAAACTATTATAGGACAGATACGGTTTGATATAAGTGATGCTCGTGTACACGAAGACATGACGCTTAAAAAGAAAACCTTCGCAGGCTCGTGGGAAGGAAGGTTTGGTACCGAAGAGTACGAAGCAGTCATGGATCAACGCAAAGACGTTGCACTTACTATCGACTGGGAAGATGGTCGAAGCGATGTACTCAGCGGTGCAGAAATTTATCAATTGATTTTTGACAATCATATGCCATGGATGCTCAGTGCAAACGGCACAATCTTTACAACAGAGTTTGAAGGAGTTATTCCTGGTATTCTTAAGAGATGGTATGCCGAACGTAAAGACTTGCAGAAGCAGTTAAAGAAAGCAAAAGAAGCAGGCAATAATGTAGAGTCTGCGTTCTGGGACAAACGACAGTTAGTTAAAAAGATTAACTTGAACAGTTTGTATGGTGCTATTCTTAACCCCGGTTGTAGATTCTTTGATAAGCGTATCGGACAAAGTACAACACTGACAGGCAGGCAGATTGTTAAGCACATGAGTGCCGAAGTTAACAAAGTTATCACAGGCGAATACGATCACGTAGGTAAAGCAGTTATTTACGGTGATACTGACTCTGTGTACTTTAGTGCTTGGCCCGTTCTTAAGGATGATGTCGAAGCAGGCAATCTTGAATGGTCAAAGGAAAAGTGCATCGCACTATATGACCAAGTAGCCGAACAAGCAAACACTACGTTTCAAGATTTTATGGCACGAGCATTTCATTGTCCTAAAACACGCAGTGATGTTATTGCTGCTGGACGTGAAATTGTAGCACAAAGCGGGCTATACATTACTAAAAAGCGTTATGCTGCACTGGTAATTGATAACGAAGGATTCAGGAACGACACAGACGGAAAGCCGGGCAAAGTTAAAGCAATGGGTCTTGACCTAAGGCGCTCTGATACTCCAGTGTATATGCAGGACTTTTTGATGGAAATTCTGCTTATGGTTTTGCAAGACTTTCCTGAAAAAGACGTGCTTGAACGTATTACAAAGTTTCGTAAAGAATTTGAAAATATGCCTGGCTGGGAGAAAGGTTCGCCGAAACGTGCAAACAAAATCGGATATTATCAAAAACTAGAACAAAAGCAAGGCAAGGCGAATATGCCCGGACACGTTAGAGCAAGTATTAACTGGAATACACTCAAGCGTATGAATGGTGATAGATATAGCCAAGGAATTGTTGACGGTATGAAGGTTATTGTTTGCAAGCTCAAACAAAATCCATTAGGTTACACTAGTGTTGCATATCCTACAGACGAACTAAGATTGCCTGATTGGTTCAAAGACTTGCCATTTGACGACAGTGCTATGGCAGAAACAATTATTGACAATAAGTTAGACAACTTGATCGGTGTGTTGGAATATGATCTCGAAGACACTAAACGTCACAACACATTTAGTAGCTTGTTTGACTTTGGAGACTAAAATGAAAATAAAAATAGAAGTAGAAGTTGACACAGAAAATCAACAAGACCTAAATACTGTTGAGGAATTGATCGAAATGTTGAAGGACTTGGCAGAAAGGATGAAATAATGAAAATAGGATTTACTGCATCCACGTTTGACTTGCTACATGCAGGACATGTTCAGATGTTGCGCGAAGCCAAAGAGCAGTGCGACTATTTGATATGCGGGTTGCAAGTAGATCCTAATATCGACCGTCCTGAAAAAAACGCTCCTATACAAACTGTTGTGGAGCGTTACACTCAACTCAAAGGTGTCAAGTACGTAGATGAAATAATTCCTTATGATACAGAAAGAGACCTAGAAGATATCTTGACAATGTATCATATTGATGTTAGAGTATTAGGAGAAGAGTATAAGGATAAGACGTTTACTGGCCGAGCAATCTGTGCTAAACGAGGAATTGAACTATACTTTAACAAACGAGATCATCGCTTTAGTTCGAGTGATCTAAGAAAGCGTGTAGCAGAAAAAGAAAATAAATGAGCAATGCTGAATAAGTTCATATTTGATGTAGATGGTACATTAACTCCAAGTAGAGGATTAATTAATCCTGAGTTCAAACAGTTCTTTAATCAGTTCTGTCGCAATAATCCTGTGTACCTGGTTACCGGAAGCGACAAGGTTAAGACTGTAGAGCAAATTGGTGAAGATACTTATAATCTATGTCATACTGTATATAACTGTTCAGGCAATGATGTTTGGCAAGGCAACAAGCATGTTCGAACAAGTGATTGGCAACTGCCTACTCTTGCAAGAGACTTTTTAAACAACTGTTTGTATGAAAGTGATTTTAGCATACGCACAGGCAACCATATTGAAGAACGCCCAGGTATGGTGAACTTTAGTATTGTAGGACGCAATGCAAACCTAGAACAAAGACAAGCCTGGCTTAATTACGAAGAATGGAATGGTGACAGGCGCAGGATTGCAGACGCATTCAATATTATGTTTTCAGATTTAGAAGCTCGTCCAGGCGGCGAAACAGGAATTGATATTGCACCCAAAGGTTTAGACAAGAGTCAAATAGTCGTAGATTTTGATCCAGATGATTATATTGTGTTTTTCGGAGATGCAATGCACCAAGGCGGCAACGATGAACCTTTAGCAGATGCACTGTTTAAATCATATCCAGGCACAAATCATTGGATTGAAGGTTGGAAAGAAACCTGGAGAATACTAGATGAAAATTATGTTAACAGGCCATAAAGGCTTTATAGGCTCAGCACTACTAAAAAGATTGAAAAAGAATAATCAAGTTGTAGGCTTTGACATCAAGGACGACGTAAGTCAAGATTTGCTATACTGTGACTTTAAAGAAGAATTTGACCTAATTATACACTTGGCTGGTAAAAGCGGTGTGCGTGAAAGCTTGCAAGATCCTGCAAGCTATTGGATGAACAACGTAGAAGTAACTCGTAGACTGTTTGAACGGTACTCCGATACACGTATACTATATGCTAGCAGTTCAAGTGCATACGAGCCCGACTTAAATCCTTATGCTGCGAGCAAGTATATCTTAGAAAAACTTGCAAAACGTTACAGCACCAATCATGTTGGTATGCGTTTCCACACAGTTTATTCAGATAGTTGTCCTAGAGAAAATATGTTCTTTAACAAACTGCGCAATGATAAACTAGAATATACCACTAGACATCATAGAGATTTTATTCATCTAGAAGACGTACTAGATGCAATTGAAATATTGATCAACGCCACTCATGTCAGAGGCGTTGTTGATATTGGTACAGGGCATTCTGTTAGAATCCAAGACCTAGCACCGTATCTACCAGTGCGTCTAAATACTCCGGGAGAGCGTAATTGGACCTGCGCCAACACAGAAAAAATGCGAGCATTAGGGTTCAAACCTAAATATACAGTAGAAAAGTTCTTGACAAATAAAGGCTTAGACAATATAATTAACTTATTCAATGGAGAAACAGTATGAAAGACATTTTACAGGACATCGTTGCACACACACATGCATTAGGATTCCTATCGTTAGTTAAAGTTACAGCAGATGGCGATACCAGTATCGATTCTATGGCTGAAGATCGTTCGGTTATTATGAGTGCAACTACACATAATCCGGTTACAGAATTTTCGGGCACGTTTGGTATGCCAAATCTAGACAAACTAAGTTTGCATTTAAAAAATCCTGAGTACAAGGAAAATGCAAAAGTAGAAGTTGTTATGGCAAATCGTAACGGCGAAGATATTCCTACACACATTCACTTTGAGAATGCTGCGGGCGACTTCCAGAATGATTATCGTTTTATGAACAAAGCAATTATCGAAGAAAAGCTCAAGACAGTTAAGTTCAAAGGTGCATCGTGGGCTGTGGAGTTTGCTCCAAGCATGGCTAGTATTGCACGTATGAAGCTGATGAGTGCTGCACACGGCGAAGAGATGGTGTTTAATGTAAGTACTAGCGACAACAACTTGGTCTTTAGCTTCGGTGACGCAAGCACACACGCGGGCGAATTTGTATTCCAGCATGATGTTAGTGGTACACTACAGCACACATGGAGCTGGCCTGTTGCACAAGTACAAAGTGTTCTTAACTTGGACGGCGAGATCAATATGAGCATCTCGGATCAGGGTGCTATGATGATTAGCGTAGATAGTGGTTTAGCAAAGTACGATTATATACTTCCAGCACAGAGTAAGTAATATGAGCATGAGAGAGAAGGATTCTGGAGATTTTGACTTAGAAACTTTTGTGGATCTGTTTGATACAGCAATGACGTCAGACAATCCATCGGTTCGAAAAGCGTTTAAAAATCTTCTCATGATTACAGCTATCGTACATGCAGAAAAAGAAGAGCTCGATAGCCGGCAAGGCCCATTGCGCAGACTTGTAGAAGACATACACGACCTAAATCGAAGACTCATGAGCTTAGAAGATCAGCAAAGGCATTCAGGAGGGTCTGGACCTCTAACTCCAGCGCCTGTACCAGCAGGTCCTGCCTGGGTCAGCCCGCACACTGTAGGTTGGCCGCCAAACTCAACCAATTACGGTGCTAGTTCAACTGCGTATGATGATCAATTCATTCCAGACCCTAACGACACTTTATCAAACATATTTAATAAATTAGAGGCTAAATGAATACAAATCTAACAGCAACGCAGAGCGACTATGCTCTATTTTTACCAGCAACATCTGGCTTTTATGCATCGTTTATTGGTTATCAAAGACATAGATATCCTTATGTACAGCCCAGTAGAATTCCTCAAAATTTTGTTAACGATGTGGAAAGTTTAAACTTTCTAGATCCTCAAAAGAGTCTTTTCTATTACAAGTGGTGCTTGTACAGTGCAGGACATGCTAATCTAGATTTAAACAAAAACGATGACAGAGAGTCTATGTTTAGATTTAGGCCCAGGAATGGAGATAGCTGGGTACTAGGAGATTCCGGAGGATTCCAGATAGGTAAGGGCAAGTGGCAAGCTGATTGGAAAGATCCTAACTGTCCTGCTGCCGCAAAAAAGCGTTCTCAGGTACTAAACTGGATGGACAATCTTATGGACTATGGCATGTGCTTGGATATTCCTGCATGGGTTGCCAGGAGTCCTGAAGGCGCGGCTGCTAGTAAAATTAATAGTTATGCAGAAGCAGTCCAAGGTACTTAC